GCGGGGAGAAACCGCCCGCAATTCCGCGCCTTCCAGGGTTTCGGATTCCCCCGCCACATCCACCAGCAAGGCGTAAAGCTTGCCCGGCGTCCCGGCCTGCTGGCGTGGGTGGGTTCCCACCATCAGGGCACGGCGTTCCGGCCCGAAAAGACCGCCGTTACCGTCCAACTCTTTTAGAAAATACTCGGTCTGGATAAAGGGGTGGCTCTCGCCGAACTGCGCAATCCTGGTTTTGACCCGCTTGCCGTAATTCGGGACATAGCGGGCTACCTCCTGCCAGCCCACCAGGAAAAGCCGTTTATGGCCGTCCTGGTTTTCGAGGTCGCGCAGGTGGCGCATCTGCCGGGCCAACAGGGTCGAAGCCGTCCAGACCGTCCCCAGGAAAAGGGTCGTCGCGTTCGTGCTGGAAGCCATAGGGTCGAAGACCGCATCCCAGCGCTCTGGCAAAATATCCTGGGTTTCGTTCGCCACCAGCAGCAGAGAAGCCGTTTCGCCGTGAGCGTTGCTGGTGGGGGCCGCGCTCAAAAAGCGGGCTTCGGCCTTGCCAAGCCCCACGACGTACCCTTCGCGGGTCCGCACAAATCCCCGGTTCAGGGGATTGTTCATCCGGTCGAGCAGACGGCTCTTGCTGATAGTGACCTGGCGGGCCGTGGGCGCGGCCATCACAATCTGGCCGCCTCGCAACTGGAACAGGTTCAACAGGTAAGCCAGCAGTTGCGCGGTCATCTCGTCCTTCCCGGCCTGGCGGCTGAAGACAATCGCGAACTGGTTTGGGCCCCGGTAGTCCTTTTCCGAAAAATTGCGCCGGACCGCCCTGGCAATCGCGCGGGCGGGGTCTAGTTGGTAAGGCCGCAAAACGGTCCTGGGCCAGAGCAGGGTCGAAAAATCGGCTATGTCCCGCAAGGCCCGCCGCAACCCCGCCTCGATACCGGCATTTGGTCGGTTTGCCATCGTGTTAACCCCCGCTGTTGGATAAACCCTCGACCAGCGCCCCCGAAAGTTTCACCGGAGGCTCTACCCCGCCTTTGGAGGGGCCTGTGTTTTGAGAAAGACCCAGTTTCTGGTGTTCCTGGACAATCCGGTCGTTTTCCAGTTCGGGCTGCTCGTCACCCAGGCCGCGCCGGGCCGTTTCCAGGCTGTGAATGTTGGCCGCCACCAGCCCTACCTCCTGCGTCACCAGCCCGGCCCGGTCCTTTGGCAGTACGTCCGCCCAGGTAAACCGGCTCCGCAGCACCGGCAGTCCGGCCAGCGCCAGCATCATCCGGTTGCGCAAATCGAGGGCTTCGTCCCAGATACGCCTTTTGCGGGCCACCCGCTGCACCACCGGGTACAACAACTGCTCAAGGGCTACCCCGCTCGACCCCGAAACCGCCTGGTCCCGCCCGAAACCCGCCGCCGGTAGTTCGCTCAGGTCGTGCATCATCCGGTAGAGCAAGTTGATATAGTCAAGGTGCAACTGGACCCCACCGTCCTTCAAAAGCTCCAGGAGCGAGGCCCGGCTTCCCTCCGGCAAGGTCCAGATAGCTCCCGGCCCCACCCGCAGACCCTCGGCGCTGTCCACGTTCTCAAGGACCAGCACCGGGTTCCCGCTCATCTGCAACAACTGCGACAGGATGGACACCCGCACGTTAAACTCGCTGTTAAGGGTGAGAATGTCCTCCAAATCCGAAAGACCCCAGAACTGGCGAGGCCGCGAGAGGTTTGGCACAATCACATAGGGGATAAAACCGTAGGGGTTCGGCTCTCTTTTAACCGGCTTCCCACTCACTTTTACCAAAACTTCCCGGTCAGTCCAGCGTTCCTCCACCCGGTAACTGTTTTCGAGTTTGAAGTTAGGCGGCAACTCGCAGTTGCAGCTCCCCGGCCCGTAAAGCTCGACAATCTGCTCCCCGCTCAGCCGGGTTGTTTCACTGACCCAGGTCAGACGCCGCATATCGTCGTGCTGCCAGCCCGCCGAAAGGCCCATTACGTCCACCGAACGCACCACCACCCGCTGGCTGCGGGGTGCTGGTCCAGGCTGGCGGGCCACCTGCAAAGGTTTCGCCACCGTGGAAAAGTCGCCCGTTTGAAGGGTCACCTTGAAAGCGCAATCCCCCAGGACCGCCGCATCCACCGCCGCGTCGTAGTCAATCAGGGCCAGGCTGTTATCGTCCCACATCGCGGCCAGCCGTTCCTGGACCTCCAGCGCCGCCTCGTCCCCGCCCGCCGCCGTGAGTTCCGGCACCAGTTCGAATTTGACCGGACGGCCCATCAGGTAAGACGCTCCCTTGTGGACGAACTCGCGGGCGTAATTGACGGTCAGGCGGCGTTCGCCCGGTCGCCGCTTTTCGAGCCACTGGTTGCCGTTATAAAAATCGAGATAACTCTTATAGCGGCTGAACCGGGCCGCGTCCGTGTCGTACAAAGGCATCTCGGCCAATGTCACCGGGGGCATCAACAAACTATCGCTTCCGTACATTTCTTCCTACCTTTTTAGCAGTCAGTGGTCAGTAGTCAGTGGTCAGTTCTATTTTCTAGTAACTAATTCCCTTTTTTTCTAAAAACTAACCACTAAACACTAAAAACCGATTTTTAACGTTTTAATTTCCCGGCCAGACTTCTTCAAGCCGGAGAGCGCCCTGCCAGCCGGGAGAAACCGCCGGGAGGACGNCCGGCGCTACCCGCTTCAGGTCAAACCCGGTCACTTTCACGAGGTAAAGCTGGCCGTCAAGGTCGTAAAAGTTGACGCTCTGGCCGTCTTTCGCCATCTTGCTTATCCGGCCAATCTTGTAAGCCGCGTCACCGGGGTCAACCGTCCCATCAAGCTCGAACTGGGGGTCTTGCAAATTGACCTCCAACTCCCAGGCCCGGCCCGTCTGCGGCTGAATTTCGACCACGTCATAATCGAGCCAGACCCGCCGCAAAAGCGGCATCGTCAGCCCGCCCCAGGTCACCCGGATAAGCCAGCCGCTATCCGGCACCGGCCCAAAGGGGAGTACCAGGCCGGTGGGCGGCGCGGCGGGGTACATCAAGCCCGGCGTGTAAAGGTCCGACCCTACCGGCAACTCCACCCGGTTCCCGTAAAACCAGAACAGGTTCAAACTTAAAGCCCCGGTAGTCGGCTCGACCAGGGTCGTCCAGGTGACCCCCGAATTGTTGCTCGTTTCGATGGCGAGGCTAAAAGCCCCCAGCGTGGGCGCGTCCGGCGGTATACTCGGCCACCAGCTACCCCCATCTATCAGCGACCACTCCACCCCGACCCGCCGCAGATTGACCGCCAGGACTTTCCCGTTGGTCGCCCCGGCCAGTTGGGCCAGGTCTTCCGGCGTGACCAGGGGCAGGGTCACTTTGCCCGTCACCGCCGCCCGGCTCACCCCGAAATTGTCCGCCCGCCACCCTACCGGCGAGACCGGGTCAATCAGCCAGCGGGTAAAAACGGTGCTGGTATTGGGCGAATAAGTGGCGCAATTCACCATACCCTGCTGGTACCCGGCGTTCGGAAAGGGGTGAAACCAGTTACCCCCGCTTGCCAGTTTGAACCAGCCCAGGCCCGCTTCCAGGTCATAATTGCCGTCATTGGCCCAGATTATCGAAGGCGCGGACGAAGTGGCGCGGGTTATCGCAATCAGCAGATTCCCGCAGACCCGCAAGCCCAGGCTGAGCCCGTTGACCGGCTGCGGCTCCGGTTGCATGGTGTCGTGCCCCTGGACCGGCGCGGCCCGGTAGAGGCGCGGCCCGGCAAAAAACCAGAGATAACCCTTCCAGGCCGTCATATTCGAGAAATTAAATTCCGTCCAGAAAGACTGGAAAAAATAATTTGTGCGCCAGACTACCGAAATTTTGTAGTTAAAATAATTGAGCGTGTTTGGCGCGGTCGCCGGGGAAGCCGGTTGCAAAACGCCGTCCAGCCGGTAGAGGGCCGTATAGGTGCCGATGTAAAGCGATCCGTTCAATTCCTCCAGGGCCGTGATAGGGTTTTCCAGGACCGGCCCGGTCACCCAGGCCCCGTTGATTAAAAAGACCAGTTGCACCCCGACCTGGGCCACCAGCACCCCCTGGTAAGCCGCAATCTGGGAGCAGGCCTGGGCCGGGGTGAAGGCCGTCAGCGCCCCGGTTGTAACATTAAGAGTTTTGAGGGTGGTGCCTTCGGTCAAAAGGACCTGGCCGTTCCAGTTACACATACTGCCGATATTGGCCGCTGCCGTCGCCTTCAGGACAAAACCACAGTTATTCGTGCCGGGGTTGGCCGAGACATAAATTTTGTTATCTATCGCCACGACCTGCGTACCGCCTGCCGCCAGCGTGTTAAAGGTCGTCCCGCCGAGCGAACCGGGGTCGGCCTGGGCGCTCACCCCTTGCGGCGTCAGGGCCAGGGCCCCGCCGTTCTGGACCGGGCGCAAGCTGACCATGTCAAAAACCCTCCCCGCCGCCTGCGCCTTCTCCCAACCGTCACCCCCGGCCACAATCCCCTGGCCCAACCCGCTCCACTTCGACCAGATGGCTCGCCGGAAGGAACGGATAGGCTGGGCCACCGCGCCCTGTAGCGTCTCGTAAAAACTGCCGGTGGCCGGGGTCAAACCCACCTGGGAAGACCCCGCCAGCGTCTTTTTGTAGTTGCCAGAACTTTTGGCGGTCCCGGCCAGCATATAGCCGTCACCGTCTATCACCAGGTCGTGGGTCTGCCCTGCTGTTGCCGTCATAGCCACTCCTTTCTTCTTTTTCCAATTCCAACTAGGGGATATGTCTCTCGCCTGGCTTTGTGCTTAACCGCCCAGTAGATTGACCAGCCGCGTCAGAAGGTCGCTGCCGATTAAAGGAGCGGCCAGACCCAGCAAAGCCGCCGAGGTCCGCCAGGCTATCTTCACGACCAGGTCGTACCGCTGCTTTATAACCGCCATGTCCTGCTGCAATTCCCAGATGGCCCGGCGGTCCTCCGGGGTCATATCGGTCGAGCCGTTCCAGGTGAACAAATTGGCCGGCGGTTCGGGTGTCGGCGGTAACTGGAAGGCCGTCCCGAAATTGCGCAGGGCCTGCTTGAACCGGCTTTCGAGTTGCTGCCGTTCCTCGGTCTTGACCGCCGTCTGGGCCGGTTCGTCCGGTGCTGTCAGATTAGCCATTTACCACCACCTTACCGCTAACAATGCCCCTGGCCTTCCGGCGCGCCCGGATAGCCGCCTCGTACAACCGGGTGTAATAGTCGCCCGGACTCTGCCCTTCGACCACCCGGCTACCCTGGCGTTTGCCCCGCGTTTCTTCCAGCCAGTTCAAAGCCCTGGCGCAGACCGCCCATTTGAGCGCCACCTCGTCCCGCCCGTTCACATCCAGCGTGGCCGCGTCGTTCGCCGGGGCCGTGTAGACCGTAAAAGCCCGCACGATGATATTCCCGGTCTGCGCCAGGGCGTAGCGAAAGCGCAAAATGTTGCTGTCACCCGCCCCCGCAATTAATTCCCAGCGCTGCTCGAACGGCTGGAAATCGCTCGCAGCCAGGTAGGTCGCCCCGGCGTATTGCGGCCCGGTTTTCCCTTCCGGCACCACAAACCCCACCGGGAACTGCACCTCCGCGATACCGCCTGACCCCAGCGCCAGCGTGCCGGGAAGAAGAATATAGTCGCGCTGCCCGACCACCGCCGCCAGGATAATCTCCTTCAAAGGAGGTAAATCGAGGGCTAATTGGGCCAGCCCATCCTTTAAAATGGCCTGGAGCAGCGCGTCCGACCAGGTATAGTTGGTCGGGCCGGGGTCTTGCAGTTCCACCCGCACCCCGCTTAGAAAATCCGCCCGTGTCGTCATTCCTTGCCACCTCTCTGCCCCGGCTGGAAGACAGGCCGGTAAGCAAATCCCCCGGAGAAATATCTCCATTGAGCCCGCCATCCGGCCCCGCCGGACGCCGCCCGGCTCCCTTTTGATTTGCCTACCGGCCCATCCTCCAACCCTTTACTTTCCAGGGACGCGGAGCCACTTTTTCAGGGCGGCCCCGCGCCTTTTGCCAAACCCGCCTTTAGTTAGGCCGGACCCCCGTGAGCGCCGCCAAAGCCAAATCCCGGAAGTTGACCAGCCCGCAATACCATTTAATCCGGGTCCGGTAGGCGTCCTTGGTTTCGAGGTTGCCCACCTCGTCGGCCTGAATCATCCCGTTCATCAGCCCCATAATTCCCTGGCCGTACCCGAACTGGACCGCGTAGACCCGCGAGCAGTCCGTGCTGGTGCCGACAGTCTCGGTATCCGAGATGTTCTCGTCCACGATGACCGGGATACCGTCGTAAAACTCGACCCGCTGCCCGAACTGGTTAATGTCCTGGTCGAGCACGTTGTTGATGCCCCGCCGCAACTTCTTCAAGCCCCGCCGCGTCCGTTTGCTCATGAAAATGGCGTCGGGCTTGCCCGGCTTAATCATGTCAATCAGGGCGTCAAAGTCGTCCAGGGTCGGCGACGCCCCGTTGGTTCCCAGGCTGCGGGTCTGTCCCGCCGTCACGAGGTTTTTGAGTCCGGTCGGCTGGTTCGAGGAACCGGTCCCGTTAAAAAAGGCGTCGTTAAAGCCGTAAGCAATCGCCTTCGCTTTCTTGGCGACCGCCTCGGCCCGCAGTTCGTTCGGGTTGCGGAAGGTCTGGTTGAGAAAATTGTCCACGTCCACGTCGCCGCCCAGGATTTTGAGGACCGCCGTCTTCTGGGTCACGGTCACGGCTTGCTCGGTCCAGGTGTCCGCCGGGGCGTACCAGCTTGAACCCGAAAGGGTCGCCTCCTGGTTGTAAATGAGCGAGTTGCCGTTCAATTCCATGAAAGGCAAATACTGCAACACCGCGCTCTCGGTCACAATCGTGTCGACAATGCCCTGCACGAACTGGTTATTCGTCAGGCGCTGGGCGTCCGCTAAAAGTAAAGCCATTTTTTAACCTCCTTATGGCGTATTCGGTTGAATTCTCGCCAACCTGTATCGCATCTTTGACAAATATTCAAAAGGGATTTGTCATTCTGTGGCTACGCCACAGAATCTCGCGCCGTTGGCGAATATAACGGTCGCAAATGACGGGAGCTCGCTTTTTATCCGCCGGTGATAATGGGATCTGAAATAGACTGGGGCTAACGAGCTAAATTCCCATTCTTGCCGCCCACGAGAGCCTGGTAAATCAGGTTGACGCCCCGCCCGGCGCCCGGTCGGGCCGGTTGGTCCTCACCTGCCGCCTGCCCGCCCCGCGTCCCGCCGCCTGCCCCCATAAACGACCCCAAACCCTTCCCGGTCTCCTCCACGGGGGTCAGGCTGGCGGCAACCCGGTTGTAGGCTTCACGGGCCGCGACAACCGAAGCCCGGACCGCTTCCAGGCTCGTCCCGCCGACCAGTTCCGGCACCAGCCCAGGTAAAGTGCGGGCCAGTTCGGTGTAAGCCGCCAGTTGGGCCGCGTTCTCCGCCTGTAGCTCGGCTAGCTGCCGTTCGGTGGAAGCCCGCAACTCCTCAAGCTGCGCGCTCAGTTCGGCAACCCGGTCCAGTTGGTCGAGTTTGCCGGGTTGCGGTTCAGGCGTCCCGGCCCCGGTTTCATCCGGCGAGGGCGGGTCCGTATTCCCCGGTTGAGTCTTATCTTTTTTCATCAAACCTTCCTCTTTTCCTGCTAAAACCGTCTTCCGGTAGCGGCCTCTAGCTGGCAACCGGGCCGATTTTATCGACCACCACCACCAGCCCCAGTTCTTCCGCCAGGGGTGTCCCGGCAGTCGCCGTATTGTTCAAACCGTGACTGACCTGGAACCGCTCCTGCACCTCCCGGCAAATCTGGCAGTCCTCATCGTCCGGCACCACTTCCCCCGGCCCGAAGACCTGGTACTCCCCGCCACAC